CGCAATCAAGACAAATCAAACCTTGCCATAGGGGGCGTCCACATATGAACCCCAGAATTTTGCCACCTAAACGGCGATGTATTCGAAATAAAATTGACAAAAGTTACTCAACGGAGCATTTATGAAATTAAATGTATTCAGGTGAATAACTATGAACTCTCTCCGTGACCGAAAATTCCGCTTCGCCGATGCAGCATTTGCAATCGACACCAATCCCCGGACGCTCCGAAATTGGATGCAGCGAAACGAACTTGACCTGACATCTGAGTATTCGGGGCGTAATTGGACAGAGTTCAATCTTGCCGACATCGCCATCCTGTCGATCATGCGAGCGCTTATCCGCTGGGGTCTCGGCGTAGAAGATGCGAACCGTATCGCGATGGTCTCGTTCATGCAGGTTGGTCGCCATCTCCTTCAATACGATGAAACGCCGGCAACTGCACTCGTAGCGGCACTCGACAAAGCGACGCTCTATGTTCATAGCCCCGACGAAGACTTTGGGCCTGTGATGAGCGTCGGCACCGAGGTAGCAGATCGTCCAGAGCAAAGCTCAATACTGTCTGTGGACCTAAGTCTCGTAGTGATGAGTGCTTTCCAACGCATAGGTGTCGCGCGCCTCGAATACGACTCTGACTATCGAGAACTTCTCGACGCGATAAAGCGCCTTCATCAATCTATTCGATCCTCGACCGAAAGCGCGCAAGAGCAACTCGACAGGATGCGAAAGGAGCGAGGCGAAGAACCCCCGTCGTGAGACGGCATTTTCTCAGTGCCGGGGCAAACCGGCCCGACAGACCCAAAGGAAACACCATGAACCTGAACGAGATCAGGGAAACACGCGCGGCCAAAGTCGGCGAAATGCGTGATATTAGTGAAAAGGCCGCGAACGAAAACCGCGACCTTTTGGAAGATGAACGCACGCGCTTCGATGCACTCGACGGCGAGGTCCGGTCTTTGAATAACAGGCTCTCCGATGCCGAGAAGCTCGCCGAGTTTGAACGCTTTGAAGCGAGCGCCGAGCCGGTGAACGACAACCATTCTCGCGAACTGCGATCCTACAATCTTGCGAAAGCGGTTCGTGAAAGCGGATCGGATCGCCTAACCGGCCTCGAAGCCGAAATGCACGATGAATTGTCGCAGGGTCGCGCCGAAGTGCGCGGCGTCATGGTTCCGACAGAGATCATCCTCGGCGGCGAAACACGCGCGTTGAAAACGACAACACCGGGAGCCGGACCCGGTTCTAACCTTGTGGCGACCGATCTCGCGAGCATGACAGATCGCCGCCGCGCGGCTCTTCGCGTCGAAGCGATGGGGGCAACGATCTTACGCGGTTTGACTGGCAATCTCGATCTCCCACGCCTCAAAGAGAGCGGTACGGCGGGGTGGGTTGCCGAGCATACCGACGCGGCACGATCTGACGCCAAGTTCCAGAAAACGAGTATGTCGCCGAAAACAGTCACGGCGGAATACGAGGTCTCTCGTCGGATGCTGTTGCAGTCGAACGAGGCGCTTGAAAGAGTCCTCCGCGCCGATCTCGCGTATTTACTCGCACAGGCGCTCGACAGTGCCGCAATCAAAGGCGGCGGCGCGAACGAACCGACCGGTATTCTCAAAGCCGCTGGCGTGGGAACCGTGCCGGGTGGCACGTTGGACTCCGACATTACCGCCGAGTTGATCGCAGCACTCGAAATCGACGACGTAACCGGCACGACCGGCTTTCTCACGAACCCGGCGGTTATGAAGGCCGCTCGCAAAACGAAAGACGCCGACGAGCGCGTTATCCCGCTCTCTGAAGTCTTTCACGCTAAACCCGTCGAAACCTCGACGCAGGTTCCGGGCGATATTGGCGCGAACGACGACAAGAACGCGTTGATCTATGGCGAGTGGGCGTCTTTGTATGTCGGCTATTGGAGCGGTGTCGATTTGCTCATGAACCCATACCACGCTGACGTTGCCAGCAAGGGCGGGTCACTGCTGCACGCTTTCCTCGACGCCGACGTTGTGGTTCGCCACATCGAAGGCTTCCGTTACGCGGAGATCGACTAATGGATCGCCGTGCACTCGATATTGAGGTTCGAACCAAGGGGCGGCGGCTGGAAGGCTATGCCGCTCTCTTCGGCGTCGAAGCGCGTATCGGACGCATGGTCGAAACCATCGCCCCCGGCGCTTTCTCCGTTGCGTTGGGGGCGCAATCTGATGTGCTGGCACTCGTTGACCATGACCCGGCCCGTGTACTCGCTCGGACCCGGAGCGGTTCGCTTCGGCTTTCTGAGGACTCGCGCGGTCTTGCATTCGATTTCGACGTACCGGACACACAAGCGGGCCGCGATGTGCTTGCCCTCGCCGAACGTGGCGACCTTGGCGGTATGTCGTTCGGGTTTACCGCTACCGACGAGGCATTCAACGGCGAGCGCCGAGAGCTTCGTGCCGTCAATCTTCACGAAATCAGCGTTGTAGCCGCATGGCCCGCGTATCAAGGGACCATTGTACAGGCTCGTAGCGCCCATCCGGCACGCGAACACGCGGCGCGCATGATCCGCCTATGGGAGTTGAGCGTATGAACCTGTGGAGCCGCATCACCGGTCGTGAGACGCGATCCGAGACCGTACGTTCGTCCGATCCCTACATCGCTGAATTTTTCGGGCAACGGGGCGGGTTGGGTAGCGCGGTGGACGTGGGCCGTGCATCGGGACTCGCGACAGCGCATGTCTGTCTCGGCGTTATCTCGCAATCGCTCGCGTCCGTTCCCCTCAACGTCTATCGGCGCACTGCGAATGGCGGACGTGAAAAAGCAACGGACTATCCGCTTTACAGCGTCTTGCATGATCAATCGAACGCACAAATGACGGCGTTTGAAGCGCGCGAGTTCTTCGTCGTCTCCTTGCTCACACGCGGGAACGCCTTCGCCCGGATCGTCTCGAACGGTCGTGGGCAAGTCTCGGGTCTCATTCCGCTCGACGTGGATACAGTCGCGGTGGAGCGCCTTGAAAGCGGGCGGCTGCGCTATCGGGTATCCGATCCCAAGGGCGGCACGCGCGTCTATCTGCAAGAGGAAATGCTGCACCTACGCTATCGTCTCGGACGCGACGGCATAATGGGTCTCTCGCCGATCCAACTGGCGCGCGAGACGTTCAACCTCGCCATGACGCAGCAAAACACCGCGCACAAACAGGCGCGTAATGCGTTCCGACCCGAGGGCGCGCTCTCATTTCCGAACGAAATCGGAATGGAGGCACACGATCATATTGTTTCGCGTCTCGAAAAGAAAATTGAGAGCCAATCATCAACGAATGGCGTTCTCGTGCTCGACGGCGGTGTCGATTGGAAATCGTTCTCATTCTCTGCGCGCGATGCCGAGTTTCTCGAAAATCGGAAACTGACAGCGCTCGACATTTGTCGCGTATTCGGCGTTCCGCCAAGCGTGGCCGGGATTACGGACAACGCGACTTATTCCAACATCGGTGAGGAGTCGCGAGCGCTCGTTATGCGTTGCCTTGCTCCAATGGCGCGACGGATCGAACAAGCCATGACTGCGGCACTCATTGGAACCGAAGCTCGCAAGACGCTGTTGATCGAACACGATCTTGCGGGGTTGCTACGTGGCGACCTAAAGGCGCGATACGAGGCGTATCGGATAGGTCGCGAATGGGGATGGCTTTCGGCGAACGAAATCCGAGGGTGGGAAAATCTCTCCGGGATCGACGGCGGCGACGAGTACCTCGTGGCCCTCAATATGCGTGGATCGCAGGACGGGGGCGACGATGGCGCGTAGGAAACAGCCATCAGAAGCCGGTACGGAAAAGGCAGTTAAAGCCTTTGAGACTGCGACAGGTGACAAAGCTGCGGGGATTTTGTTCACCCCGGACGGTAGCGTCCTTGTACTATCTGATCGCATGGTCAAAGGCGGCACGGTAGGCAAGAACGATTGGGACCCACAATGAAGCGCAAAAAAGAATTCCCGCGAGCGTCTTGGTATCTCGACCGTCACGGGTCTCGTAGATGGCGTTTTCGCGCTAAGGGGATCACAGCCGAACTCGGTAAAGAATACGGCTCCGACGATTTTATTCGCCGTTATGAGGCGGCAGAGCGAGGCGAGAAGCTGAAAAGCGGTGTCGCCAGCACGCGAACCACGAATGGCACTTTCAACGCGCTGGTGGTGAATTGGTATCGCTCTCCCGCATTTCTCAATCTTGCCGGAAGCACGCAAACGAATTATCGCAACACACTCGAAAAACTCCGCGAGCAACACGGCCACAAGCGCATAGCTCACATCGAACGCCGACACATTCTCGATATGATGGCGGCTAAATCTGAAACGCCCAATGCGGCAAACTTTACGCTTCGCATGATGCACCAACTACTCGCTTATGCCGTGGAAATCGACTTGCGCCCCGATAACCCTGCCCTTGGGATTAAGCGCTATTCGATCAAGTCTGACGGCTTCCATACTTGGAGCGAAGACGAGATCGAGCGGTTCTTCGCAACGCATCCTGCGGGCAGTGTCGCAAATACCGCCATGTCTCTGATGTTGTACACTGGCGCGGCACGCTCGGATGCAGTGCGTATGGGTTGGCACAGCGTCAGAGATGGACGTATCTCTTACAAACGCCTCAAGACTGGCGTAACAGTTGATATTCCTGTCCACCCTGATCTCGCTCTCGTTCTCGACATGCTGCCGCGCACTGCTTTCACATTCCTCCAAACTTCCAGTGGGCGCTCAAGATCGGCAAACGGGATTGGTAACTATATGCGTAAGTGGTGCGACGAGGCGGGCTTACCCGAGTGCAGTTCGCATGGGTTGCGGAAAGCATGTGCAACTCGGCTCGCCGATGCAGGCGCGACCCCTCATCAGATCGCGGCTGTCACGGGTCACAAGACGCTCTCCGAAGTCGAACGATATACCCGTGCAGCGGGCCGCGCGGACTTGGCCGATACTGCGATGGATTTGATCCCTTCCCGCTCGAAAGGGGAACAAAAGTTGACGAACCACCCTGCAAGGTTCGTCAATATCAACGATAGAGCGTTGAAAAATAAGAGTTAAAAATGAGATTGGCGACCCCGGAAGGATTCGAACCCTCGACCTGATGATTAGAAGTCA